CCGTCCATGTCGGTTGAATTATCAAATGCTTCTTGTCCGCTAGGCTCACCATAATCAAGTAAACAACTAATTAAAATGTCAGTGTAGGTAGTTCCTAGCGTATGTCTTGTTTCAATAAAGTTTCTGCTTGGATCTGTATTGTTTACATTATTATCATCTACAGTTTTGTAGTATGTTTGGTTGTATAAACTTGCATTTACGCCCACGTTGTTTGGTGTCAAATAGGTAATAATGCCAGTAGGATCAACTGTAGTACCACCATTGCCAAAAGCCATTTCAACAATGTTACCACGTCCTTCATTACCTAGTGATTCTGCTAGTGAGATACTCATGTTCTCATAATGAATTGCGTTTCTTTTATCTACATAAACTTTTTTAGTTTCAGGGTCATGAATCTTAATGTGCCCTTCCATAAGCACACCCTGATTTTCATTTGGCTTTTGATATGTTTTGTTCACTGTTTTATCCTTGTCTGACATTGGTTATTCTCTAATATTTATTACAGGTAAGCCACTGGTTCTTTCAAGCAAGAATTTAGCCTGTGCTGTCTCTGCACGTTGTAAAGTAGCGCCGTTAGACGCTGTATTAACGCTTTGCTCGTACCATACTCTGCCCTGTCTTTGAACTACTCTTAGTTCTAAACCATCTTGAGGCTCATCCCTCAACACTAATTTATAGTAATTTTTACCAGTTGAGTCTGCTACTGGTTCAATAGTAAATTCAGGTGCTTGCAATACATCACTTGATGTACCATCGCTGTCTACTTCATCGCTATCATAAGCAATTTCTATATCGTGTACCTTAATAGGATTGTTACTTACTGTTGGTTTTTGCAGTTTTCTACCACCTAAATACACTTCAACCTGATCATGTGCATCAGCACCGTTTGAAATGTTCACAGTTTCAAGCACATGTTCTTGTTTACCGTTTGGTAAACCAGGACGCATAACACTAGTATAGACATTTACTGTTTCTGTATATGGAACAGTTTGCTCAGGGCCAGCATCAAACACTTTTGTTCCTGCTGTATGAACTGTTTTTATACCTGTACCTAAGGTACCACGTGTAATTTGTCCCAGTGTATTGCCACTAATAGTATAAAACTCAATACGCTCTCTATCAATCCACACAACGCCCGGTGTTTTGTCCGCTGGACTTGGTGTATCAAAGAAACTTGCATCTGCAACTACAATTTCCGTGTCACTAATATTCAAATCTTGTGCAAGTGTTGTGCTGTCTTGTTCACTGATACGCTTGAAGTGTGTTCTGTTAAGCATATCATTAAACACTTTGTAACCAATTGAGTTGTAACTTAGTTCTTCACTGAATGTTGTTACCGTAATTCGTGATGTGGGCAACACTGTAAACTTGTTATCAATTTCAACGGTGGTATTGTTGTCTAAAATTTTGTAATCACGTTCTGCAACCAAAGGTGTTCCATCAATTTCGACCCAAATATAGTTTGAATCAATAGCAGGACGACTTAATTTATAAGTTCCGCCTAGTTTTCCAGTAAACACTTCTTTTCTAATTAGGTTACTATCATGATTTGTAAATGTTGTTACATGATATTCAGCACGAGTTGGTAACTCTGCTCTGTCTTTAACAATAATCAAGTTTGCTTCTGTATCGCCTGCACTATCGCCGGTAACATTTACTTCATATTCATGATTTCTCAAAATACTAATTGCAATAACATCACCACTTGTTAACACATTCTGGTTAAATGTAACCAAGTTTGTTTGAGTATCAAAGTTAAAGTCTCTAATTGGAACAAGTTTTGCGCCATTTAGATACACTTCAATCTCACCTAGTGCTAGTGCAAACACAGGATATTCAGGATCTTGACTTACTGTGTATTGTTGTGTAACACCATTGCTTACATAGTAAACAGTATCTGGTGGTAACAATCTAGTAATTGTACCTGTGTCTAGATCTTTTACTTCTGCAATTACCATATTGTGATAAGGAGCAATATTACCAGGAATATTTGACATTGTGTATGCCATTGTGCTTCCGTCATCTGCTATAGATTCTTTTACAATTTCACTATATGTTTTTTCTGTACTGCTTAGTGCGGTAATTTGAATAACTGCATTACTTACAGGAGGAGGATTTGAAATATCAATAATTGCACTTCCTGTATCGCTTTCTCTAATTACATATTCTTTGCTTACACCATTTGAAGTAACAAATGCACTGCCAACATCTTCATATTTCGCAGTTAATTCATACTCTGTTGTGCTACCATCTCCAATAAATTGTTTTCTTTCAAGAATATTTGCACCGCCAACATTTAAAGTCTGGATGGTTACAAGTTCATCTATTTCAGGTGCATCAACAAAAACGATTTCTTTGTTTTGATAATCAATTGTGTAGTCTGTGCCATTTTCTAAATATGAACCTGCTACGGTAACAAATACACTATCTTCTGTGCCTGGATATAAATCAAACCCATAGCGTCTTAATAAACTGTTACCAAAGTATCTGTTAGTAACAATTAGCGGTGATCCATCTGCAGGAGCATTGTAAATGCTCATGCTTAAACTATCAAAACACTGACCTGGAACTACTTCTTCTGGTGCATGGCTAGTATCCGGTGTAACAAACCCATCACCGTCTATGTTAATATCTTCTGGTTTAGTACCTGTTGCAGTATTGTAACTAAAATTACCACCTTGAATAATAGCATCAAGGTTGTTTACATCTGTTGGAACAAGCGAACCGTCTGATTCTTTTTGTCTAAACACAACAAGTGTGCCGTCTTGTGCCGCAACTCCTAATGTAAATGTATCTGTATTACCGTCGCCAACAATAGTAGGTGTATTTGTCGGATCTTGTCTTACACTGTCAAAGTACACATTTATTTCTTGTCCACTTTCTGGTGTGTATGGTAATGTAAATGTAGTTGTTGTACCATCTGCACGGAAAGCATAATCAGTGTTAGTACCTGAGAATGTATCCCAACCATGACTAAACCATGGAAGACCATCCCAGCCAACACTAATATCAAACTCTAGTCCTTGTACTTGAACGCCATCATACTCAACTCCTGCCATTAACTGTGCTGGATCTTTACCAAGCATACCTGCTGTTGGTGCATAATAGTAATCAATTCTATCAGTAGCCTGCATTAGATTGATCGATTTTTCATATGTAATGCTTACATCTGCATTTGCACCAGGAGGTGTATTAAAAATAATATAACCTTCTTGTTTTTTATAGGTTCTATCTTTTACTGATACAATACTAACATCATAGTTTTCAATATAAACTGTTTCGTTTTCAATGTTAATATCAATTTTACGTTTATCAAGTGTTGGAAGATAGGTTAGTTTAAACTTGATCTGTCCAGCACTTGCTGTAAATGTATCAGTTTGTGTTTGTGTTTGAATAAGTTTTTTGGTTGCAATTCTATCAAACTTCATATTAACTGTGTTAATACGCACTTTTTTATTTTCAAGTATTGCATAAGCAGTTGCTTCTTGTGTAACAGCATTTTCTCCACCGCCTCCAGCAAGTGTTACTGTTGGCGCACTTACATATCCACTACCAGGATTAGTAACAACCACTTCTCTTACAATACCTCTTGAAGTATATGCTACTGCTGTAGCATCTATAAACTCTTCTCCTGGCAATGTCTTATTACCGTTTGGTAGTATAGGTGCTCCATAATAGGTAGGACCAATGATGTAAGGATAAACTGCAATATCTGTATCGGTAGGATCTACAGTTACAAAATAAGCATATGTTCCATTTGGATATTCTGGAGTATTACAGGTTCTACCGTTGTGTTGGTCTAGATCTCCTAGGCCCGCTACATACTCAAAATCTTGTACATATCTTCCATCAGGATCGCTTCCATCAGTTCTTGGAGTAGTTTTAAGTCTATAACTAGATTTCATTACCCTAGGATTGCTTCTACCAGTAGGTGTGTCCCATCCATATGGTCCATAAATTGGGAATCCATCAAGTGCATAACCCAACAACGGTGAATGCTGTGTTGGATCTTTATCATACATTAAGCGTGGATCGCTATGATAATGATAAACACCATCTTCTTGTGGATGTCCACTACCATCATCAATACCTAACTCGTCATGGCTGAATACTGCGTTTATTTCATAATCAACATTTCCACGTTTTTCTGTCAGTGCGGCTTTTGGATTGAAGAACACCACACCATTAACAGCAACACCAATAGTACCCAGCGGAGTAGCAACTTTATCAAGTGCTTCAACTGGGGTACGTGTAATTTCAAAAGTAAAGTCTTGTGCTGTTACTGTATTAACACCAGGATTTCTAGCGAAACCATGATCTGGTATACTTGTGGTTTTTACAAAAAATCTGTTATCTGTGTAATCTGTAGTAACAAGAGGTCTAAATTCTTGTGTTTCTGTAATTGTAGGTTTATTTGTTCTACCGCCACTAATAACAACAATAGGTGGCTCAGTGTATCCTGCGCCTTCGCTAGTTACATTGATGCTTCCAATTTTAAATTTATAATTGTCAAACCAATTTACATACGGACTTTGTGTAATTATATCACTAGTAATTTTAGGTGCTATGAACGATTTAAGTTCATCGTCCCAATAACTAGGTAAATCAAAATCAGTATTACCAATATTTGATGTTTCAATACTTTCGTATTGATTAACAAAATTACGTAAAACTGTTTTGTATGGTTTGACTTCTTCAATATATCTTTCAACATAACCAGGATTACTAATTTTGTAGTTTATTTTCTTAGAAAGGCCGCCGAGTTTATTTTTAACTGTAATTAAACTGCTCTTAAATACCCAATCAACAAAACTCTGTTCACTAAAAACGTATCTAATTGCAATAAAGAATAATTTATTCCAATTTTCTTTTAGATCATCTACAAAAATATTATCTTTAATGATTTCTATAATACGCCTTGTTTCAGTAATAGGTTCACTATCAAACAAGTTGACATCATAGTTTTCTAAACCAGCATAACCAAAGTTTAGTTCTTCATAATTGTATATGTTTGAATTTATTTGAATTGTTGAGTTTGCTTTGTACATTAAATCATAATCATTATTAAATGTACCATTAGTAATAACTTTTTTCAAGATCATGCTATTACCATCGCCGGCATTTTCAACTCTTATAATATCTCCTTCTTGCGGATTAATTGTATTCAATTCATACGGAGCACTAATTTTATAATCTATAATTGTATCAATATTATAACCCGGAACAATGTAATCTTCATATCTCCAAAAACGTCTTAAATCATAAGTTTGAGTATTTGTTCTTGACCATAACTTTGTTGTAGTTTGCCATTCGTAAATTGCCCAGTTATTATTAGCAGTACTATCAACTTGAACTAGCACTCTAAAAGGTCTAATATAGATATTACAGAAACTATAATTTGTTCCTTGTTTTACAACATCAATTGAGGTTATTTCGCCATTAGCATTAATATTTGCTTTTAGTTTGGCGCCGGTTCCGTTTCCTGTAATTTGTATTTCTGGAGGATTTTTATATCCAAAGCCAGAATTTACTACTTTTACAGATTTTACTCTACCATTAACTAGATTTACTGTAGCACTTGCTTGTACTAAATCTTGTGTTCCAACATTATCTAAATCTTCAATTTCATCAATAGTAATATCCCATTTACCTGTCCCTTGTGCTGGTAATGGATCTTTTTCAAATAATGGTTGAATATTTTTGGTATCAACAATTCTTTCCCTAAGCATTATTTGATTTGTGTATGTAATCAACGTTTCTAAGGCTTTTAGTCTTTCAACAAACATGCTTTGTCTAGGACGAACTTGAATCCCGTATTTGCGTTGCAACGGTAATGCTGTATCTGGTACTGGATTTCCAGTGCTGTCATATCCTGTTAAACTATCAATAAGTTTTTTAATAAGAAGTTCGTTATCGATTTTCTTATATTGATTTTCTCCTATTAATTGCCATTCATTGTGTTCAGGAATATCAGTTTCAATATTTCTATACTGAATGTTAAGGAAAACATTACTGTCATCTAATGTTGTTTTAACATTACTAATGCTTAGTGCATTTTTACTTAACAACTGAATGCTTTTTACTCCATAGGCTTGCGGGTCTGTAATAATATTTGCAATCTCAACCACAGGAATATTTCTATCCGGTAAATTAGGAACATCAACTTTATTTTTTACCCAGAAATAATATCTAGTTTCAAAACCGCCCGAAACACTATTATAGATATTTTTCTGTGTAAACACATCGTCGCCATATTTAGGTGTTCCACTAATTCCTTGTGCATATCCTTGCTGAGTTGAAGATAACTCTAACCATTCGCTAGGCAATAAACTAGACTCAACCCATTCATATACATCTATAGTAGATCCAGGAAATAATGATCCCCAGTTTGTTTTTCTATACTCAGTATCACCCTGTTCATACCAAATAAAACTAGCGGTTGACAAATCCCACCAAACTTCCCCTACATGCTCGTCTGTCCATGCAGTTGTTGGCTTAACATTAACAGTATTTGTACCAAAAGTATACGTTGCAGGATCTACATCTGTTTTATATTTGAGTTCCGCATCTGCAAGGTAGGATATTTTTCCTTTTGCAGGATCAATTGTTTCTAAAAAGTCTTTAACTTTATTTGTAGCACGATTGTAAGTAAATGCCTTTTTAACACTGTATGGATCTACTGGATCATCTTGTGCTCTTAATTTATTCCAGCCGCCACTACCTGTTTTTTGATATACAAACAAACTTCCAATTGATTGATTATCAATATTTTTGCTATTAGGGGATCCTACAACAAGAGAATTTCCTGTATAAGCAAGACCTCTACCAAACTCATCAAATTCATTTGTGGTAATAGAACTAATATTTTGTCCAAAAACAAACTTAGTATTAATTAAAGTATATGTATAAACTGTACCACTTGCATAATTTTCATCGATAATACCTAATGTCCCTGCATCAAATGTTGTTTCCGCACTAGTTTCATCTATTGTGCTATCTTCTAGTATAGTAAATTTGTCAAATGTTGTTTCTAACCTATTACGCCCATGTTGGCTCCATACTGCAAAAGCATTTCCTTCTGCATTTAAAGATAGATTAGCACCAAACTGTTCTTGAACTGCTTTTAGAGGACTAAAAATAGTTTGCTGGTATGTGTACAGGTCTTGACTGCTATCGTCGCCTGTTTTTTTGAAGTAATAAACTGCACCGCTGTTAACAGTATTTGTATCGTCATATGGCGCACTTATAATAAGTGTGGTTCCGTCACTGCTCATATCCATCGCATAGCCAAAACTATCGCCTGAATCTATTTCATTAAGTGTTGCACTGCTAATTGTTTGTAAAAGTTGATATTCATTATTGTTGTCTAAACTATAAATGAATACTGCACCTTTATTGGCTGTGCTATCATCGCCTTGTTCTTCGTATCCTGGCGCACTGACTGCAATCATGCTTAGGTCACTAGTTGCAGTCATAGTAGATCCAAATCTATCACCATCTCTGCTATTAGGAATAGATAGAATATGATGATCACTTAAATCCCAATCGAGTGTGCTACCATCTGGTCTAGTTGTTTTATCGTAAATGTAAACTTTACCTTGATAATTTGTTTTACCCGGAGCACCTACAAGCAATTTAGTGTTAGACACTAATACACTAGATCCAAAGTGCATGTCATCTTCAGGTTCACTTGCTCCGATTACATAATTTAATTTAAAAAGATTTTCTTGTGTGTCATATGTATGAAGTGTTACTACACCTTCTCTGCTGTAAGGACTTGGCTCTATAGTGAAGTCACCCACGCTTACTCTAAATCCATTACCGTATGTGCTATCATCTGCACCTTTAAAATTACTAGATTCAGGTGCACCTGCGGCTAATACCGTTCCATCATTGCTTAGAGCAAGACTAGTTCCTAGTGCAGGATTTCCTGCGTCACTTACAATGTTATCACTAGCATTAAATGAAATACTAAAACCTTGTGTTGTTTGTAGTGTTTCAATACCTGTGTTAAATTCTCTATTAAGAACATATATTTGTCCTTCATCTCCAAATGTAGGAGCCGCAACAACTATAGTTCTTCCTTGATTGGCTGTTGCAACATTAAAACCAAACTTTTGTCCTAGTATTTCGTTCGGACTTCCCCATTTGTTTTCTTTGAATGCTCTTGTCTTTTGATATACTGCCCACTTGCCAGTACCGTCATCGTCGGCGTAGATTAAACTATCGTCTTCAATTTTAGTAACATTTTTTATGTTGTTAATATCGTCAGGATTACTAACTCTATTAGTAATAAATTCTAAAATAGTTCCTGCTGTACTATCTTCTAAAGATGCACTTGAATCTTCTCCTGCAACTTTAAATGAAGTTGTACTTGGTATTGATTTTACTTCATAAACATTATCGATATCATCACCGAAATTTTTAATACTAATAAGTTGTCCTACTTGTAGATTATGAGGTATATCTGTAAAGAAAGTGATTTCTCCATCAAAAAACTGTGTTTTGATATCATCAGTTTGAATAACCCTTGCAGGGATTGATTGCAACTGATATACATTCCAGTCATTATCTCTGTCTTTTGCTACCCAAACTAAGTCACTATCATCTAACTGATTAATGATACTACTTCCAATCATATCACTATATCTAAATGCTGTTGTAGGAATATCATCTACTCTTGGATAACCTGCTACCGGTAGTTTATTAATGTAATCGCTTGTTATCCCATCTTCGGCACTTAAATTTGTAATCGGCCATGGGTTATTATCATAGTTTGATGGCTTAATTGCAATACCATTAGCAAGCAATTGAATATTATTACCTGGTGATGTATTTGTTGTAACTGCACTTACAAAGTCGTACGCCTGAGGATTATCTAAATTGTCTTTTTCATTTAGAACAAATTCAATTTCATTTACAGTAGAGGTACTACCATAACTTCCTACCTTAAAGGCCCATTCTTCGTCAAGTTCTACATTTGTGTTCACACCGTCAATGCGTAAACGTCCAATCCCGTCAACAGCATTTTTGGTTCCTTTTTCTTTAATATAGCCTTGATAAAATTTATATTGTGCTGTACTGTCTTGAATAAGGTTATCTAAATAAAAACGCTTTTGATAGCCAATCAAGTGCTGTGATAATTTGGTTGTTGCATCATCAAATGTTTCTGTATCAAGGTTATAAAAGTCTTGGAAATTACTAATTTTAAAATCTAAATTAGGCAACAATTCGGCCTTGGGTTCATTTTCTAAATAAATCCACTTTGAATATTCAAATTCACTACTACCAGCAATAAAAGATTTTGCACTATAAAATTTAGATTTATATTTTACAACATCACCTAAATTATAATCTTTATAATTTGTCCACGGAGCAATCTTTGCTTCATCAAAAACAAATCCCGGACTGAACAAATCACCATCCCATTCTGTAGTTTTAAACCCAATTAATTTTAATCTTTCTTGTCTGTATCCTGCTTCTTGATCATATATAACATCGCCAAAAACACTCTTATCGTCAAACACTAGAACATGTTCTTTTTGTATTAAATTTAGTTGTGCATTAAAGATACCTTCTAGTGTATCTTTTGGCATTAGTTGAAAAGTACCGCTCTCTCTAATAGTGCTGATATTATTTCTACTAATAATAGTTCCTGCGGCATTATAGATAGAATATTCATAAAAACTATCTAAAACATTATCTACTTGGCCTGTTGCAAAGTTGAATTTAATTTTGCCAGCAAAAGGAGATAATGTAATAACACTTCCTACATTCCAGTTTTGTGTTGTCCAGTATAAAAATTCTTTGCCGCTTAACTCCCAATTTGAAAGTTCTCCAAGTTCATTAATTTTTTCATCAAACACAAATCCTATACTTTCTAAATATTTTCCGTATCCTAATAATAAGTTATACACTTCCTGAATATTAGGTAGAACAGTATTGTATGGAACATTTGATACAACTTCTTCAAATCTAGTTGGCTTTTGAACACTTGCTCCGCCAGTAAGTGGAAGTTCTGCTAATCTAGAAAATTTTGTAGGATCGAAGACTGTATCACTAGTGTGATCTTCGTTTGTTCTATAATAAAATCCATCATACTGAACTATTTGGCCAATACCATAAAATTTTTGTTCTTGCCAAAGAATAAATTTTGCAGAAGTTCCACCAATGTTTACCGCTTGATCTCTCTGTGAAAGAATAGGTTTGTAAATTTGAAACCGTGGTTGATACTTGTTATATCCTTTAACCAAATATCCTTTATCAGTCTTTTCAACAATTACACCGCTTATGTTTGCAGTAAAGACTGGATTGCTTTTTCTAAATGTAACTTCATAATTCTCATCTGGTAAGAAAATACTTTTGTCTGGTTGATTAGGATTACTGCTTTCTAGTAAAACTCTTAATCGTTCTTTGTTAACAAATGCACCCGTTTTGTATGCTAGATTCATACTGATGTTTGTTAGTCTTTCGTGATATCCAGCAACAACATCTTGTGATTTAGATTTTAAGTAATCAACAACAAAAACATGATATCCTGCACCAAAGTATCTTACATCATTGTAAAATAGATTGTGTATTTTAATATCTGTAAAATCTATAATTTTACCAGTTGATTTATAAATTGTGTTTCCGCTTGCTGATTGTAAATTTTGACTTGTATCAAACTGTGTAGTTAGATAGTTTGCAGGTTTTGTTAATGCTAGTGCCACTTGAAGTGCATATGGATACCAACTGCTAGATCTCCAAGCATATTCTGCAGGGCCGGTATCACCAAATACCCAATCTTGGTTAAGATTTGTTGTGATAAATCCACTAACTAAGTTTGCTTGAATAGGACTTAATAAATCTCCATAATCATTTACAGGAAGAATTTTACTCAATCCAGGTCGTGCATAGATTGGATTTGATTTTCCAATGCCGTAATCAAATCCTTTTTCGATATCTTCCCAAAGAATATCATTTCCTTTTGTGTAAGGCGCCGGGCCATAACGACCTTCCCACCAACTAGGTTGTTCCGAATATCCTAGCATTTCCCACGGTGCAGTATGCGGACGATCGGTGTCATAAAACTTTTTATATATTGCTCGCCAATATCCTGGTAAACTTTCATTATTAATAACATCGTTGCCTGACGATAGGTTATAAGAAAATACATCTCCTTCAACGCTTGTTGTATTTTCTAAATATTCGATACTATATAGATTTGACCAGTAGTTAAAATCGTCTTCTAATATTTCGTTAAATTCTTGTGTAGTATAACTATTATTTCTAAAAGCACCTGGAATAAATTTATTGCTATCAAAAACACTTCTATTATATTCTACTTTTATGTTGTTGTAAATTCTTTTTTCCAGTTCAAGAATAATGTCATCTCTATAATCGTCATAGGCTACTACTTTACTACCGTCATGGCCTTGGATTACTTTTGTTGGAGTAACATATGTGTCATCTACATAAATTTTAGGTTGAAATTTCGGATACAAACCTAACTTAGTTGGTGTGCTAGGTATAACATTACCCGTTGTGTCATAGTCGTATACTACAACTGTATCTCCAATACTTGTTGGTCTCAAAATAGTTACAGTATTATCTGTAGGATCAAACTCATAGTCTTTAGTATTAATTAAATGCTCACCATTAAAATAAACATATACACTTCTATTAGATATTTGATTTAAATTAAAGTTTGATTGAATTCCAAATATCTGTTGTTCAAACGCATTAACAGTATATTCATTTTTAGTTAATGAACGACCAAACCCAGCCATGTCACTATAAAAATATTGACTATTTGGTTGCGTATTCAGTGCCATGCTGTACAATATTGCATCTACATCATCGCGAGGATTGCCAGATATTTCAGTTTTATCAAAAACTTTTATAAACTGTTGTTTGAATACATTATAATCTAAAGCATTTTTTCTAATTGCTTTAATAACATTTGTTTCACTATCTACTAAACCAAAGATAGCAGGAAGTACACTGCTTTGATGCTTTACGTACCTTCTACCAAATTTGTATAAATCTTTAATGTCACGTGCATTAGAAGTACGATTAAATTGTCCCACAACACGCTGATCATTTGAAAAAATTGTTTGTACGTGATCTGAAACACTACCTAAAGTAAATGTTTTTAAGTCATTATTTTCACTGTTATTAGTTAAATTGATAGGAGGTTCATAAAATCCAAACTGTGTTGGTGTTTGGTCTGTTAAAATTTTAATTGTAACTCTTACATCACCCGGGATGCTTTCTGCAAAATCTAAGAAAAGTCTTTTGTTCTCTGCTCTAAAACTAAATCCATGATTTGATTTTAAAATATTACTTTCGTATTCTACAACAATATCTTGAGGTTGCAAATGTAACCCAGGATCAATTATTGATGTTATTTCTATAAACGGTGTAGTAATAACTGTATCATTTATTTGTATAATTTTTTGTCTAATGTCTTCATCTACAATAGACCAACCAGATTCAAAAACATAAGTTGTTAAATCTTCGCTAACTTTTACATTACCACCAGCAGTATCTTGGACAACATTTTGATCGCCATTATTATATGTAAAACTTTGATCATCCCAATCAAACTCAAAAACTATATCGCCAATATTAGCAACGTTTTGATATTCGAGTGGAAATCCTAAAATATTATCGTTTGCGCCTGTGCCAATTTTATAACTTACTAATTCATTTCCTTGAAATGCATTGACCCCATATTTTGAATCACTAAATGATGTGTTATTGTTATCATACAATTCAAATAGAGGTGCTTGATTTATAGTAGTTTTTTGTTGCCCACGAACCCAATGCACTCCGTCAAAATACCAACTAGTACCTTTTTCACTTCTACCGTCTTTAACTACTATACCTTGACCGTTAACAGGCGTTTCTTTTTCAATTAAATGTAGTCTAGATTTACCGTCGTGACTTACAAAGTCTACTTCATAAATTTTGCCTCGAACTGTAATATCAGTATCTGCATTGAATGTAACCCTCATGCCTTTGGTTAAATCAATTTCATCAATGTAATAACCAATCTGTCCTTCAACATCACTAAATGCATCTGTAGTAACAGTATCAATAACATCAATGTTGCCGATTCCTTGTGTGGCAAAATTATGTAATTGTATATTAGGCTTAAATTCAATAATCGGTCTTTTTGCCCTAGTATTTTCATCTAATACCGCATTGATATTATTATATTTTGCTGTTGCTTCAATAACATCAACATGGAACCATCTATTATAGCGACTCCACGGATTTTTATCAATGCTTGCACGATTGATTGTTACATATTCAGGAATTGTTGGCGAACTTTCTGCATCATCGTATGGAGTTTCATCAAAACTTTCAATATCAAATTCGTAGTCAAAATTCTGACTGTATCCTTCTGGTGTGTCAAATTCTGTAACAGGTAGTAGTTTAATTTTATCGCCAACACCATCAACATAAAAGTTTTTATTCTTATAGGTTGACGGAGTTACATCGCCTGTAAAATTAACTTTTAATCCGTTTGTAAATTCTACACCATTTGCACTTGTATATTCTCTTTTACCTAAAATTTCCGTAGGAATATCAATGTTTAATTCATCAACTGCATTTTTAATTTCAAAAATACCTTGCATTTCTTGATGATTGCCACAAACGTAATATAAAATATCAGGAGCACCTTTTGGAATAGTAAACACAACTGCACCATTTTCTGTACCGTTATTTGTAATTCCTTCTTCGTATTGATCTAATTCTCCAACTGTTTTAGCAAGTTTAATATAAAAGGGATGTCCAGGTGCATTAACCTCAAACTTATATGTTGCACCTCTATATAATTTGATAACTGGATTAGCACTGCTTCCGTCTGGAGTAAACACCCAAGCATTACTATTTTGATTAGTTACATTAAACGAACTTACACTTCCTTCTGCAAGACCTGTTACAGTAACCGGACTAGGACCTTGTGGTAGCCAATAGTATTGTCTGTAATTTGCAATCTTATCAAAATCAATATGCGGATTCCAGGCATAATAATTTCCTGAAAATAATCTGTCATGATTGTTAGTTTTGCCGTTAAAAAAATCTATTTGATTAATTAAATCGTCATATGTTGCTAACCAATCTGTTCTATCATCAAAATCATCTCTAATTACAGCACTTGGTAATAGATTATATCTTCTACGATTAGAGGTAGGCTCTGTTAAATATCTGTCAGAAGTTCTTGCAGAACGTGCATATCTAGAACCAACAAATCCATTAACTTTTTCTAGTTGGCCTTTAGAAATAAGTGAATCTAGTGTAGCCCCTAAAAACTTTTTATTGGCTTCTGTTCTAAAAAACAAAGGTAAAAGATTAGCACTATTTCTGTACTGGTCTTTGTTTTCTGCGTTTACTGGAACGTTGTTATTATCGCTATAAGCCATTAGTAGATAGAACCTCCGTTACTTACTGTAGTAGAACTTGTCGAAGTAACGGAGACCGTACCTATTGATTCAACGCTACTAATAACGTTTCCTGATGCTTGTAAATTAGTTGCAGTCAAACTATCAATAATCTCAACATTGTCTACAGTTGCGGTGCTGATAAAAATTTCATCTGCTTTGCTGGTAATTTGAAATAAACTACCAAAACTTTGTGCATTAGATCTAGGAACAATTACTATGTTTGCTAGATCAGGAGCCATAACATTATGAATATATGTTGCAAGTTCTGTAAAGTAAAAAGTGTCACCAAAATCCCAATTTTGAATATTAAAGTAATCGTTAATCGCTCCTACCACTCCGCTTCTAAGTTGATTATCACTAATTACACTCTGTGACGATCTTACTAATTTAAATTGTGCTTGTAGGCTTGTATCAGCAGTTGCACCAAATAAAGGTCTATACTTAACGCTATGAAAAATTATTGTATCACTTATACTTTTAACTTTTTCTAATTCAGGTTCAAACTGTGACCTAAGTTGTTCACTGCTAGGTGCCGCTGGTATCGAACCGCCATTTTGTACAAAAGTTCTATAATCGCTATCATATGCTTCTGTAAGCATATACAGATCAATAATATTTGTTTTACTAGGATCTAATCTTCTGTCATTTTCTGCATTATGAATATATTGGAATTTTAAATTATCTCTTCCAGGCTTTGCAAAATAAGAACTTTCTAATTCTAAAGCACCTGTTGTAGCATTATAACTTTTTATAACATTTTCTGTTGACGCATAAAAATAAAACAGTTGACCATTTGTATAATCACTTAGTGCAGGAATACTTGTTTCACGATCAAATATTACAAAATTACTTGCATTAACTTTTTGAGCAATTGAATAATTTTCAACTTGTGTTGTTTGGAAAAACACAAACTTATCTCTATAACCTCTAGTATCTACGCTATCAGGGGCAACAACATTTAAGAAACTATCCGGATCGTCGATCATTCCGTCATCGTCAGAATCATATAGATTAACTTCTATTCTGTTTGTATCTTCAAATCCATCATTATTTCTAATCGAACCTGTAATCTCCCATTGATAATCTTTATCCAAAGATGTATCTAGGATTGGATCTTCGTTTACTTTTAAAATTTTAATTTGATCTTTAATTACTGTACCAGTCTTAGGATCATAAGTTTTTCCTCTTGCGTCAACATAAAACTGCACAAAGTCTTCGCTTTCAAATCTATAATCTAACCCTCTATAGGTTACATTATACGTTTCACCGTCTGTTTCAAATAATACAAACCAACTCTTGTCTGATTTTGTTCCTGACAAGTCGCCTTGTCTATCTAAACTAAAAGGATCAATAGTATTAACATTTGCATTTGTAATTATTTTCCAAGTCAATGTAGATTGATCATATCTAATACCAAAATTTTTGTAGTTAAAAGCAAGATCAACAATCTCTGTTTCAATATCACTCGGTAGGTCTGTTACAATATTTGGAACAATTTGACTAGGTACTGCAAGGCTTGGAATTTTTTCACTAAGTGTTACAGGACCCGAACCGTCATCAAGTTCTCCTAAACCTCCATTAGAACCGTCGCCTACAACATTCAAAACCTTAGTCCAAATGTAATCTTTTGTTGTTTTTGTTTTTGTTGTTGTAAGTTCACCATTAGGTAAAAAATATCTACCAGTCGGTGGTACAAATTTTATCATTGAATCTGGAGCAATGAATCTAAAATTATTTCCTGTGAATGCACCAACTGTAATAGGAGCACCGTTAACGTTGTTTCTAAAATAACCTGTACTACCGTTTGATAAGTTAGTTGATAATGTCCAATCAATATTCAATCCTTCGGTATTAATCCTAGGAAATTTATCATAATAAAAACTCTTTGTGCTAATTGAAGCGATAATAGGCTCTACTGTGTTACGCAATACACCTAATATATCATTTCTTGTGCTAAAAGTAAATGTAAAATCCACTTCAAAGTCATTTTTGTATAAAATTCCGTCATCAGCCATAATGTTAGTAGATGAATACTTACCTGTTGGATCTTTTATTTCAAACTGTCTGCTAACACCACTGCTTACTCTATTAATTGCTTTTGCTTTTACAATTTGAGGACTTGATGTAAGTGGTAAAGTGTTGTAATCTTCACCAGTAACCATTCTGTTTTGAGAATAAAATGCTTGTGGAGCATTTCTTTTAATTTCCGCAACAGACTCAGTTGAACTTGCATTTGTAACTGTTGACTGCAATGCACATTGAATTGTTAATGTGTTACGCTGTCCTGACTTACTAGTGTATGGAATATCAATGAATATATTTTGTAAATCTGCAGGCCTAATTGTATATGTTAATCCATTAGACTGTCTGTAATAAACTCTAAAATTACCATTAGGTAAGTCACCAAAACTACCATCTGCAAAATTTAAACTAACTTGATCTTGGTTTCTAGAAACAACAGTGTAAATTTTTCTGTTATTAGATGATAAAGAATTGTAAATTGCATTAGACCCTGTAGTGCTTTCAAGTTTAGTCCACTCATATAAAAAATTACCAGTCTGGTCTAACTCCCAAAGCCACACATCGGTGTTGTTAATGTTTGGAGTGTTAAGATTTACTATTTCGTTTGTTGTAGGATTGTCAATTCTAAATCCAGAAGTGTAAATTTCTCCTTGCTTAAACTGCAAAAAGTATCCTGTATTTTCTGAACTATTACCTCTTTTATCATTTCTATAAAGTAAACCAAACGTATTACCAGGTAACGGTGTTGCTTCTTCAATTTCGCCATTTCTAATTCTACTGCTTACAATGTTAAACTGTGTCTGAGTACCATTTACAGTTTTAGAAAATTTATAAGAAGGAATATCACCATTAGTAGAGTTTAATTTATATACATCTGTTTGAATTCCGCCTATAACTTCAGAAGCGTTTGGTTTACCAAATTGAATATTTCCTTGGAATGCATTATTAAAAATTGTGTTTATTTGTTCAAGCCAATTTACGTTAGCATCGTCGTTCCATAAAATAAATCGGTTTCTTAAAGGCGTACCTGTACTATCACTGAGTGATTGTGTTGTTTGCACTCCTGTAATTTTTAATAATCCACTAGCACACTCGTTTCTTTTGTTGTTATACCCAACTAATCGTGCAAGTTTAAGTACACTTTCCTTTTTTTGTGCTGTTTCAATAAAATTTTCTCTAGCATTTAGATCAATTCTATAACTTAAACTTTGGCCTAAAAATGCTATAACATCAATTAGTGCAAGATATTCACTTGATTCAATATAATCGTTAAAATCTTCTGGATAATTCTTACGAAGATAGTTGATCATAGTCCTACGTATTGTTGGAAAATCGTAAGAACTAAAGTTTGCGTCTGTGAAAGATCGGTAGATCTTGCTCCAATCTTCGTTAACTAAAAGTGAGTTTTGTCTATCATAACTTGCCATGCAAATATTTACCTTAAATTATAAACTGCGTATATAATTTTGTTTTTACAAACCGCTTGCTTTATCAAAATTATACACTATTGTTTCTACTTGCGAATAGTCTACAAATTCTAATTCTATAGCAAGTTGTATACCGTATTCTCTTTCAACAATATCAATGTTTGTTGCTGTAACCCTAGGATCAGAATCTATAATTTCTTGCACATTTGCCACAATCTGCTCACGAACGTCTGTTGTCATAGGTTCGTGAATAGCATCATGTAGTATGCTACCAAAGTTAGCATCATATATTTTTTCGCCTTTGCGTATATTGAAGTGGTTTATAAGGTCTTGTTTAATTAATTCAATGTCATATAACGCAAAACTTTTGCTATTTTCATTGATACTGCTAACGCCTCTATAGACTTGGCTTTTTTGCTGTTCTATAGGATTTGTCGACTTTGGTTGTGCAATTACTATTTCTTTATACTGTCCCATGCTACTATTTACCCATATTATTGTCCACTGGTTTGTATGTCAGTTCTACTTGAACTTGTGGCTTCTTTGTCTGTACCTTCGTGCAATGCCCATGGTTCGTGCATAGGTATACGTTTCATAATACTAAACAGTGTATCTTCACTTGCATAATAACCTTCATTCCATGGTAAACTAGGATCTGTAATAGGATTTTCAAATACACCAATTTGTGATACATTCGCTGTTCCTTCTGCATTTGTATCAAACGGGAATGGTATATTTGTAGCAAGAGAGG